GACGTGCGAAGAACAGCTTCGCAGGATGTGCAAGAGCATCGCGGAAGAAATAACAAAAGGAACCAGGGAAACACCTGATGGTGAGTCTCCAGCATCAGAGTATATGGATCACGTATACGACATACGTTACATCGTGGACGGTGAAAAGAAATACCTTGGCGCCATGTTGATGGTAGCAGGTGGCGGGCCAACGATCTGGGTCAACACCTGGACGAACGAGGTAGAAGGATACTGGGGCAGCGATAAAGTTGTAGAGCCGTTCATAGATAATATTGGCCTTGATGATTACAACGAAGAAATGTATGGTTGCTAATGCCTAGACCAGTTAAGAACTTCCTCACACCTCAGTGGCTGAAAGAATTTGAAGAGCTGCAGCGTCAAGCCTCAAGCTCCAAGCGTCAAGCTTCAAGCAAGAAGAGATCCAAGCGCCAAGCATCAAGCTCCAAGCGTCAAGCACCAAGCTCATAAAAAAAATCCCGGCAAGATTCAAGCCCCAAGCACCAAGCATCAAGCTCCAAGCCCCGGCCGGTTAGTTCCAGGATGCATGAACCACGGTACATGTGAAAACGATTCCCGGCTCTTGGATCGAGGGCCTCGACCAAGATAAATGTATTCTCTGGATGTGTCACGTGGAACGCAATTTGATGTGGTGAAAATTTAATTTTTTTACCCTTTGTGACTTTTAACTCAACTGTGAAAAAATGCTTATTAGCATTATATCCCAATAGGTCTGGCATACCTGGAATAGCAAGATTTTCAATCCTATTCCATATAATTTTAGGTGTTTTAGTTTTTAATTTTCTGTATAATTTCTGCTCTGCACCCACTAATTTTTCTGGGTAACTTTGTCATCCTCTTTGCCATTAGGTTTAGGCTTTAGAGACACTAACATAGCAATCAAAGTATACACTTCAGAGTAAGGTCTTCTAGACAAATACTCTAATAATTGTTTTCTTTGTTCGTTTGTTATTTCCATTTTTCTCCTTAGTATGGTTTAATTAATTTATCATCTAATTTTAATTTTTGATCTGAATGAGTTTTTAGCACCAACCTCAAACCTGGCTGACCTATTAATACGTGCTCTTGTACTTCCATTCTTTTAATCTCTTCAAGATAACCATTCTTCTCAATATATATTTTAGCATGACTAATAGCATTACCTTTTAACTTATCTGTGAAGCCACCTAAGAATTGCTGCAAATCTTTAACTAACATTACATTCCTGAGTTACGCGTGCTATTCATACGAACCTGAAAATAATCATCTATTTGTTTAGCTAAAGCTTTGTTGTCTTTTTTTAACTCCTCATTCTCTTGAATTTGTTTACCCATCAATTGTTGGTGTGATTTATTAATGGCTAACAACTCATTAATGCGTTGTCTCAACTCAGCAATTAACTTATCTTTGTCATCAATTTGTTTGGTCAAATCTAGTTCTCCTCTATCGTCTTGGTTTTCCATATATCCTTTCAGCTGCGGCCTGCATTCTCTCTTTAACAAACTCCCATCTGTTTTGATCACTGTAAGGATTATTTGTTTCCTTCTTAAGCATTTTTATAATTGGATTGTTGTTTTCCATCTTTTCTATTTCTTTTTTTGTCATTTTTTCCATACCTTTCATATTGACAATATAGGATAGTTACCTTAAAATGTCAACATGGGAGTTCCAAAAAGATTAACAGAAATGCAAAAAAGATTTGCTGAATATCTGGTCTACAATGAAGGTAGAACTACAGGTAGCGACGCAGCAATTGCGGCAGGATATAGTGAGAAAAGAGCCAAAGTTGAGGCATCAGAGCTACAAAACCCTAGGTTGTCCCCACTGGTTGTTCAATACATAGGTGAACTGAGGGAAGAAAAACTTAAGAAGTACGAAGTCACATACGACAAACACGTAGCAGAGTTAGGTAAAATTAGAGAGGAAGCTTTAAAGAAGGGAGCGTTCTCCGCTGCAACAAACGCAGAAAAAAATCGTGGCATGGCTGCAGGATTATATATAGACAGAAAAATAATAAAAACAGGTAAGCTAGAGGAATTATCAGAAGCGCAACTAGAAGAGAAAATGAAAAAAATATTAGAAGACTACGCACCGATTTTAAATGCAAAGCAGATTGAAGGGGAGTCATTAGATGTTACTGAATCTTCTGAATCTTCTTCACACAAGCAAGAGGAATCATCGTCCGATCCCCAAAAGTTAGAGAGCCATCCTCATCCCGATCATAAGACGCAAACAGTTTAATAGCATATTTATCTTTATTGTATAACCAACCTTCATTAACAGGTGTGGCTAACCTCATCTTGTTAAAACCCTTCTCATCAGCCCAGCCTGAATCAGATAAAATATCAATCCACTCAACTCTTACTTTTGAATAAGGGATAACGTCGTTGGCGTTTTGATTTAAGTTTAATTTTCTTTTTGTTTTTCGTGACATTGTAATATTTCGTATTATGTTTCTTTTGGAACTTATCCCAAAATTCTGTCTCTGTCATCATACTTATTACCAATGTCATGGCATTCCCTATCATATAAGGGATTATACAGATAATTTTGAAATAAAAAAACGCTTTTCGCGCGCGCGATAGGCACTGCTAATGGACAAAATAATTCTGTCTATGAAAGTAATTCTGTCCAACATTCTGTCTACACTTTAGCTATATATACCAACGATAATAGCTCATTTGGACAAAAAGACAGTTTTTTTTCATGTTTTTTTTTTTCAATTCAAAATTATTCTGTACATCTCTTATATGGCGTCCACTGCCTTATTTCTGCCATTATTTTGCCTTCTTATTGACAAAATAGTCCCCAAATCGACCTTTCCAGCCATATGATCCATGATGCGTGGTCCATGAGTCAAGATTCGCGTATATTTTAAACCCTGCAGCCTTAGCCCTCTCACAAAACGCTAAATCCTCGCCTTTCCATTCACCCGTATCTAGCCTAAAAGTTGTATCCCAGAAGTTATACATATACTTATCAATAGCATCCTCTTTAGCTCCTATCTCCTTATTCATCTTGGCCCTTGTTGCTTCATTAAACTTAATCTTCAACTCTGGATATTTATCCATCAATCTTTCATATACCTTTCGACTAATAAGCATTAGTCCTGCAGGTCCTTCCTCTATCTCAACCAAATCCCATTCCAACACCTTAATATTATTACTATCTTCAAATTTTACCGAGTATCTATTGTGCCAGGGATCTTCCTTATTTCTATAGGGAGTACAAATAATATCTTTCTCAGGCACTAACATTCTCATCACCGCTTCAGGTGAAAACTCTACATCCGCATCGACACACAACATATAATCAAAACCACTATCTAAAAATCCTGCAGTTAACAAATTTCTACCATGTGTTACAAGGGATGATTTAACTGATTTAAACCTACACTCTACACCTGATGCACCTAGTGCGCTAAAAGTATCTAATAAAGATACACAGGTCTCTACCTTCATATCGCCATAACAAGGCATGGCTACATAGACCTTAGGTTTTGTTTTTTTCATTAAATTCTTCTGGATCCATTTCAACATTAGCCTGTTCCTTCTCATCGAACTTTAGCTCGTGGTACATATCCAGTCTCTTAAGCCACTTATGTTTCCACGATCTTAATTCTTCATCTTGAAATTTAAACTCCTGGAAATAAAGGTCAGGAGTACATATCATTATTATACCCTGTCTAATCGTAGATTGATAGACATAATCGTGCGCCATACAATACGCTGCAATTTGTAAAAAATAATCCTCTATCCATTCTAGCTTCTTAGGTCTGTTACTTTGCTTGAAATCGATAATAGTATCTAACCCATTGTGATTACAAACGAGGTCAGTGCTCCCAGCATAAAGGCCAGGATAATGTAACATAACCTCACTACCGTACCACTCTTCCACAGGTGTAAGACCGATCTCAATAATTTTTTCGGCCATGGGCTTCGCCGCTTGTCCGATCTCTGTAAGATCATCGTAGCCAACTCCTGTGATATGATTCTCCAGGAATTTATGCATGGCTGTGCCCCGCCTACTAGATAGATTCTTGATTCGCTCTGCTTCTTGTTCTCCAACTTTGGCCTTCCAATCTTTTAAAAATTGTTGATTTTTGGTACGCCCTAATATCGTAGTTACACTTGGAAGTCTAGACCCCACGATGTCATAAATTCGATGTCCAGATTTTTCATCTGTAATCTGTTTTCCTTGTATATAGTTGAATTTATTAGTTTTTTTTAACCTTGAGACAAGTTTAATATTGTCTTCATATTCTTTTAAATCTTTTTCGTCCATCATTTTTTACCTGCTATGTGATAAGCAATAAATAATCCAATCACAGTTAAAAATATTCCAAGAAAAAATAAACCTAACATATCTTTACCACTTTCATTCCGTAATTGTTAATTCCTTTTTTAATTTTTAATCCTTTTTTCTTTTTTAATTCATTTTTTTTAAATGGTTTATAATCTACTTTGTGGTGCCAACGATTAAATTTCCAAACAACTTCTGCAACGTCTGGATGTAGCCTTGCTAACATTTTAGATTTGTCCAACGTACCATTTTTATAAATCTCTTCATTACCACCCTTCATAGTTTGAGTGGTTGCTTTTTCTTGTATGAATGCATTAAATTGCACAGTGCACCAACCATCTTTTAAAACTCTTAATGATAAATCTGTATCTTCATTATATTTTGCACGCCAACGATAAGGTATATCATTTTTAATTAATAGACATGAGTATATTCTAGTGTTTGTAACAAACGCTGGTAATTTTGTTTTAGCTTTGGCTAGAAAATCATAGTTAAATCCAGCGAGCGCAACGTTTTCATATCTTTCTATAAAATCTTCTGCAGCTTTAAATATAGTTCCAGAAGTCACATGGATATATAAATTCCTATTGATTCTACCAAAAGCTTTGATGTTATCATCTAATAACCAATGACTTGTAGCGCCGTTTTCTAGTGCATGTTCCCAGCAGAAATTTCTAGCTGGACCAGAGCCAGTTCCTTGGTCCGTGGTGCATGAGTCATACTCCTCGATGTATTTTTTAGGAAGAATTAATATCTTATCTTTGTCAATGAACCTTGCGTATTGCTCGTATTCATAATCTTCAACAACGATAGAATAAGGCATATCCATCTTCTCTAAAGCTTTACTCGTATGGCGACTATCCCATCTTCCTTTGGATATAATATAAACTGGATGTTTAGGATTCATCAACGTACCGCTTGTCAGCATATCTCCTCTTCTTCCATTCAGGATACCAGAGACTTGGAGCCTTGGTTATCTTTTGACCAATGAGTTCAGCAAACTTGTCAATATCTTCTTGATTTCTAAAGTGTACTACTATCTTTCTAAAAGAACTTAGATCTTCCATTTCAAATTCTGGCATATCTTGCCATTCTTTCTTCCATTCTTCATTGTTTTTCATTGTATTCCTCTAATCCACACTTCATACACTTACCAAAAGTTGGTTGATGAATAGTATTATCTTTACATCGAGTACAAAAAATAAAGTCTCCTTCTTCCTGAAAGTTTACACTTCCATTGTATCTTTTCTTATCACGTTCTTTCTGTCCAAAAATTTCTTCCCACCTTTCACGATAGGTATCATTAGATACACGAGATTTGCCATCCCATTTAGGTTTGTCTTTCTCATTCATTCTAAATTCATCGTTTCTTTGTATTGTTGTAGACTCACTACTTTGTCATTCATTAAATAATCTGGTGTGTAGTGATCTATAATTTGTTCTATCTTATGCAATTTTGTTTGTGTAAAAGGCCACAATACTTTTGCAACATAGTAAGCATCTCTGTGACTACATCGCCAACGCCATTGTGTTTTTTTACCAGTCCAAGATTTAGTTGGTTTGCGAATAGTTACAGTTCCCACTTTTAATACATCATGAACATATCTAATAGTTGATTCATCAGTCATAGATATTTCCATTCTAATATTCCAAGTTCTATAATCTTTCTTTTTACCTTTCCTCTTCTTAGGTGTTTTAGAATAAGTTACACATCCTTCACCATCAAAAAGTCCAGCGATATAAGCTGCAGCACTAACTTCCATTTTTTACCATCACTCTCACTACTGTTGTCCAGGGATTCAAATCAAACTCTGCTTTAGTGCAAGAACTTGTCAGTATTACGATCATCGTTATCAACATCATCATGTTCAGATACTTTGGATTCATAAACATAAAATTCTCCTTCCGAGTCACATTCCCAACACTGGTGAATGTTAATCTCATTTGGGTCTTCCCTATCTGTTATTTTAATAAAGCCATTGCCATTACAAACATTACAGATGGCTTTGTGTACTCTATACTTTTTTAATTTTACCATTTAACTTCTTCGCTTTCTCATTTGCTAGTGATTCAATTGTTTTACTTATAGATAGTTTTGCATCTGGTAATAAAACCTTCGACAAAGCAATTAAAACCTTATATGTATCATGAGTTAGAGAAACATTACGGTATTTTGTTATATCAGTCATATGTCCTTTCATTTATTTATTATGACTATATAGGATTTCTGTGGGAGATTGTCAAGATGAAATTTATATTAGGTTTAATAATTTGTTCTTCAGTGTATCAAACTTGCTTAGAGCCATACGAATGGCCAGATAAGTTTAATAGTCACTACGAATGTATGATATTTGGTTATGAAGAGTCTATTAGAAAAGCAAAAGAGATAGGACCAAAAGATATAAATCAATTTGGTACTATTATTAAATTTTATTGTTATCAACCACCTGAAACTGAAACATAATTGACAATATGGTAGAATTGTGTTAAAGGAAGTTTCTTACCTTTAATACCTATCCTATCACTCTCTCTTTAGGATAGGTCTGTAATTAATTTCCCATCTAAATGATCCATTTCATGTTGTACTATTCTGGCTGGTAAATGATAAAAAGTTTTATATTGTTCTTTTCCATGCTCACAAAACCAAGATAATGCAACATAAATAGGCCTTCTAACCTGTATTAAATCTCCAGGACAAGACAGACACCCTTCTTCTTCTGTTAGTTTTTCTTTAGCTCGTTTTTCAATTTTTGGGTTGATAAATATTTGAGGTTTATTTCTTTCATTAGAACTGTCTATGACAAAAATTCTTCTATTATATCCAACTTGGTTTGCAGCAAGTCCTACACCATTACTTTGGTACATAATATTAATCATATTACCTATAATAATTTTATTTTCATCGCTTAAAGGTATTTCTACATTTTGTGTAGGTCCTTTTAAAAAGACATCGGGTTTTTTTAATATTTTCATACTAACCCCCACAGTTTCCGTGCACGTACTCCTGCAGGAGCAAAGGCTCCGAGGCTACCCCTACCATAACGGGGGTCACAGCTTGACGTACAGGGAATAGCGCGAGGCATTATTTGGACGCCGGTCCTTTTCAATTCTATTTGCATATACACCCAAAAAAATCACCACTATTGTTATTCATCACGTGAGCGTTAAGAACTTCAGAATATATTGTCAACTTTAATCTCAAAATATCACACAGTTCAAAACAATTTACTTTAGCAGTCAGTATTATGCCTTCCATCATCTGTTTCGTCACTGGAACTAGATGATACATTCCATCGTTTAGTATTATTAATTCCATTCCATTCCTTTATAAGTTTATACCAAAGCTCTTTATACTTAGGATCTTTCGTTTTATTCCAATTATTTGCGGCTTTGTTTATCTTCTCTAGAGTCATGTTTCTTTCTACCCCATGCTATTATTTTATTAAATCCTGGAACATTTATTTCTAAATTAGCATATGGTTTCCATTGCTCTTTTATCATATTTAATTCAATAATTAATACAGACCACTGTTTAGGACTTATGTTCTTACTTGTTATTGTTAGTTTTTTCATGTCTCCTTTCCTTGCATAAATTCTGGTGTTGTTCGATTAGTATATTTTGCAAAACGTTTCTTGTCGCCTACATAATAATTACGATAAGATTGTACGTAGTCGTTGGTTTTGTATTCGTCTGGCATACACTTTGGTGGTTCAGTTATTTGTGTATGGTCTCCGTCGTCTAACATGGCTAATTCTTTAATAACTTCGTGTGATTTGTGTACTTTGTGATAACGTAATTGATATTCTGTACCTAGAGCAAGACCGTGTTTTATGGCCCATGAGTAATTATTTGGTGACTCACTAATCCATTTCGTCATAGGATGCTTTGGATAAGCTGACTTATAACCTAACTCAAAACCACGCTTACGCGCTGCAGTAGATAGCATCTGTGCTGTTTCTAGCACCATTTTAACTATATGCTTATCACACTGCAACTGTGCAGCGATCTTTGGATCTTTATCTAGGAAGAAGATGTTCATGTTATTCTTTCTATATCTAATAGAAATGTATGTGAGATACAGTGTTGTGTCAACATACTTTCAGTAAATTTTTCCTTAGTATCAATATCAACTTTAGGATATTTACGTTCAGCTGACCACGCCATACCACCATATAGACCAGCTTTTTTTAAAGCATCTCTATATATTTTCCATCTAGGCCATGATTCATCAATTGCTTTTTGACGCTTTGGAGTCATACGCTTAGGTTTTCTCCAAGTCGTATGCTTCATCATTATCTCGTACGCTTTTTCAGTACAATCTAGTTTATGAGCCATTAGTTTAACTGCGCTTCCTCTCTGTCTATTTTAGCATGAATATATCTATGGTTTGCTTCCTCTTCTAAAGCAGTTTGAAAAGTATCTTTTACCTTTTCAGTAGTACCATAATAGTCAGCCATATTAGTTGCAATATGTTTTACTATCTGTGAAGATAGTGCATGAACACTACATCCTAAACCCATTGTTCCAAGTTCTTTAGACGCTTTATTCATTAGTCTATCAAACTTACTCATGTGTCTATCAATAAAATCAATTATTATTTGATCCTTGATTTTTTTAGTTTGTCTCTTTGTTAGTTTTTTCATTTTCTTTTTTCCTTTCTTTGCTTTCATGTATTCTATATAGGATATAGAAGGATTATTGTCAACCCCTAAAATAAATTATCTTCCTTTTCTGCCTTTTCCACGATATTTTCCCATTCTTTTTTCGTGCTTATTTCTACGTTTTTTATGTCTTCCAGGTCTTTTTCTAGGTTTATCGCGTTTAGGTTTAGTAATTACGCCAAATTTAGCCCTTTTACCCATTAGTAGAAGTTATTTCTAATTTTATATCTTTTGCGCTGTTTACGTGTGGAATGTATGAAATCTTACCATTAATATGTTGTTTTAAATCAGTGCCACAAGTTATGCATCTAAATAATTCTGGTGTAAGAGATACTAAAATAGTTTCTGAAGAACAAGTGGGACAAGTTCCATTAACTAATTCTGCTCTTATATTTAAACCTTTGTACATTAATTACAATTCATTTTATCCAGGTCAACTGGTTTATCTTTATAAAACCATAACCAAGACTCAATTCTTGTTCCTTCTTGTGTATATGTGCATTTAGGACCAATTGCACATGAACTTAAAGCGAATAACGCTATTATAAAAAATAATTTTTTCATATTATTGAGATAGTGGATTAGATGTAGATACCTTAATTTCGTCTATTTGTACTTGAAGTAATTCTATTTGTTTTTCATTAATTAATGTTTTAGTATGAGAATGTTCAACTGGATGTTCGTGTGAAGTATCAACGTTTTCTAATGCAGCTACTTTTTCTTCTAGTACTGCTATTTGAGCAGAATAATCTGTAGATGATCTACCTTCTATTTCAGCTAATTTAGTTGTAATTTCTCCATACTTAACAAAGCCACCACCTATTGCAACGATTGCTGCAATTAAAGCTGCTATTCCTGCAAGTTGGTCTTTAAGATTTTTCATTTTTTAATGCCTCCAGTTCCATTAAAAGCCGTTGCTTCTTAATATTTATCTCTTGAAGTTTTCTAGCTTTGATTTCCATCTTATCACTTTGGATATAACTTGCAAGATTAGTATTTGGGTATATTTGCCTAAAATCAAAGATATTTAATTGGTCTAAATATATGTCTTTTGGCTTATAAAACGCTGTATTTGCGTATGCATTTAATGATGCTTGTTCACTTGTCATAGCTTCCATTTTTATGATATTCTTTACGGCTAAATTTTTAGAAATATCTTTAATATCTTTGTCAACTTTATCCATTATTCTGTCAAGATTTTTGACGATAGCTTTTTTCTGTTGTATCTTTTTTTGTTTGGCAAGCTTCTTAGTCTGAACAGCGGACTTCTTAGGAGTCTCGCTAGTAGATTTCTCTTCTTTAACTTCTTCTTTTTTTTCTTCATTAGTTTCTTCTACCATTTTAGTAGGTTCTTTTTCAACAGCTTCCTCCTCAGCCATTTCAGTAGTTTCTTCTTCCATTACTTCTTCTTCAACCATTTCTTCTGATTCTTCTTCTATCATTTCTTCTTCCATTATTTCTTCTTCTTGTGGAAAACTATGAGACATGGTCTTTGGTTCTTTTTCCATTATTTCTTCTTCCATTACAGTTTCTTCTTTCATCATTGGTTTTTCTTCAATAATTTCTTCTTCCTCCATAACCATTTCTTCTTCTTGAGATACCATCGGTAAGAAGCTTGCAATGATTTCCTCTGTTTCTTCATATATTTCCTCCTCTTGTGGCATTATCATTGTAAAAAAAGAAGTGCTTATTTCTTCTTCCATAGGCATTTCTTCCATTTCCATAACTATTTCTTCCTCAAATATTTCTTCTTCCATAGGAATTTCTTCCATAATTATAAGCATTGGTTCAAAGGTCATTTCTTCAAATTCTTCTTCCATAATTTCTTCCATAGGGGGTGCTATAAGTGTAAACTCTTCAAACATTTCTTCAATATATTCAAATGTAAACTCTTCAAATATTTCTTCTTGTAATTCTTCAAATATTTCACTTATTTCTTCAATAATTTCATTTTCTATAACTGTATTGTCATAAGTCATTGTCAATTTAGCACCTAACAAATTAGGTCCACCTAAATTAACTGGAGTAGAATCACCATCTATACCAGTCCAGGTCCAGTCAAATTTATTAGATCCACTACCATTGTATATAACTTGATCTGTGTATTTATGCGCGTTTGCATAATATCCTGAGTCTGTATTTCTTATTTGGTCCACTTGAGATAATACTTCACCATCAGAGTCTAGTATTTTAACAGTAGTTTTAAATGTATCTCTGCCTGATTGAGCTTGACCACATGCGCTAGATGATCCAGACCATTCACAGTTTTGAATAACAGTTGTAGAATCTAATGTAACACCATTGTCTAACATTGCCTGGGTACTGGTTTCATCACCAGTTGTAATATTAACTAATGATCCTTGATAGTTTAACGTTCCCGTACCTGATGATGTACTACCTACTTCTACTTCTTGATAGTTCCAATTTGAGTTTGTGCATGTAGTATTGACAGATGTAAAAGATGAACAACTTGACTGTACGTTTGGTATTGTAGTGTCTACTGATTGTAGATTAGACGCAGAACCAGTGCCATTTGGCAATAAATTACCTGTTGTTATTTCTTCTGCTAAAGTTGTAAGGGTTAACATCGTCAGCAAACTTATTAATACGATAAACCGCATATCCCGCTCCTATCATCATTATTGTTAACCAAATCATTTTTTCCTTTTCATATAATGTTCTGATGGTTCATAATCCCATTTTTTTCCATGATGACCACGAACATCTGCCCACCACATTCTTAATCTAACTATCCACTTTCGAACTGGTCTAGGCATTATTTAGGATTACTCCATTCTATTTTCTTTTTAATTTTTTCTTGTACTTTTTTATCAAAAGTAGTGTTTAGTTCTATTGCTTCAAATTCTTTAGTTATTTTTTCTTGTTCTTTTTCTTGTTCTTTAGCTATTTTTCTAGCTATTTCTTTTTCTTTTTTCTCTCGCTCCTTCATACGTTTTATATAGATATCGTAATCAGGTCTTTCATGATCATATTTAGACCACAATGCTTTAGCTTCTTTACCAATTTTACCATCAATTGGACAAGGAGTCCCAGCTTGTATCATTGCCTCAAAAACACGCTCATCTTGGCAGAGAATTGCAACTGCTGCTACTTTCATACCAAAGTCTTGAAGTATTCTAGCTAGTTTTAATCTTTCACAATTTTTATCAATAAAATGTTTTCCACCGCTAATACCTAAACCAAATGTTTGTACACCTAATGATCCACCTACTGCACAAACGTCTTGTGTCATAGAATTATATGAAGGAGCTCCTGCTGTTGGTGGGGAAGATCTTATATCTGAATTTGTAGTATTGTTAGTTGTAGTTGTAGATTCTGATCCAGATTGATATGTAGTTGTAGCAGTTGATGTGTATCCACCCTCAATTGCTGTATTAGATCCAGAAGTATTTGTTTGTGTAGAACCTGCGTGTGCTGGTCCTCCACAGAAAGCCAGCAAACATAATAATATAATTAATATCCCTGTTATATGATAATTCATAAATCTATCCATGATTACTGACAACTTTCACATTCCCCAGTGTCATCAATAACAAGACCACCATTATTTTCATAAGACATATCAGTGGCCCATTCTTTATGATTTTTGTAAGTTCTTTTACTATTACACTTACAATTATCACATACACATGCTCCACCTTTATCTAAATTATCTTCAGGTAAATGCATTCCACTATCACAGTGACAATCACACTGACAATTTTTACATTTAGCCATTCGCAGCCCCTCTGCAAGAAGGACATGTTTTTTTATAAGTGTCTGGATGTTTTTCACAAACTACTTTTATTTCTGGCTTAGGAACATCTTCGTATAATTCCAAATGTGTATCTTTTTCTTCTTTTTGCCAACTAAAAAGCCAACTAACAAGTTTGTCCCATAAATTTTTAATCATGTTTTTTCTCCTCAATTTCGTAAAAGAATCTATCCGTGTCTTCCGTTTTCCATTTACGAGTGTCTTCAACATTCCATTCACTCGTTTGCACTTTCCAGTCAGGAATTTCATCCTTAACCGTGAATGATGGTATGTCCCAAATTAATCTATTGTTTGGCTGTGCCGCATAATTGCCGTCATCTAACGCAAGTATGTGTGCGCACTTATGTTCGTGCGGTATTTCTGAATGATCAGTATCTACTATATTACTCTCTGGGTGCGCCCAGTCAACAGTAAATAAGTATGCTCCAGGATATATTTTTTTATCTTTTCCAAAATATTTACCTGATTGTCCGTCTAAAATATCGTAAGAAGTAATAGCAGGATAATAACTAAAACAATTCCATAGCTCCAGCTCATCAAGTCTACGTTTAGGTACTTCTTTTGGTTTAAAACCTCTTTGAATGAACGCAGATATTGGCAAACGGTAAAAGACTGCACCATTTTCCATAATTGCATGAAAGAGTATAGGACGCCCTGTAATTGATGTAATACCAAAAATAATACAGTCTTCCACTTCTCCATGATGTTTTTTAAGATCATATAAATATTCTCTTCTTATTTGAGCATAAGTTACTGGTATGTTTGCATTTAAGTAAGCCATGCCTTTATACTATCATCAAAGTCTTTATAATCCATAACTATTTCGTCACCAATATTAATATCTTTAATTGCAAACCCATCATCATTTAAATTAGGATTTTTACTGTGATTTACGTATTTTGAATTATCTATTTGCATAATTAACGTGTCTGGATTTAAATATTTTTGATAAGAATGTGTTTGAATAAAATTTGCAAAAGATAGAGGCATTGATGGTAAATTATTTCTATCAAATTCCATTTGAAATTCAGATCTTTCTTCTTGTATTCTTTGTCCTTTTTTTACGTTTTCTTTTGAAAAGACACCCACTCCATGTATTTTACTTTTATCTAGGTAGGTGTCTATTAAAAACATTACACTAAAATTATAATGATAACGATAGCAACAGCTACACCGATCTGTACTTTTCTGTCGGATTTAACTTTTGCAATTATTTTGTTTACTATTTCCATAGTTCCCTCCATTTTTATTTTATTATACCCCAGTTCGGCCCAGATTCATAGTCTACTTTATTAGGAATTTCAAGAGAAACTGCATGTTCCATTATCTCTTTTATCCTATCTGCATTATTATTAACTGATATATCTAATTCATCATGGACTTGTATGTGTGGAATAATTCCTTCTTTGTGTAAATCTATCATAGACTTCTTTGTCATATCTGCAGCTGATCCTTGTATCAATCTATTCAAAGCTTTGTATGTGTAAGCACGCTTAATCCCTGGTCCGTGTTCCATGAGTGCTTGATCGTGAGGCAATGCCTTATGAATACCAAATTGATTGGGTTCCCATAAATGAAACCTGCAAAGTCTACCCAGCAACGTTCTAATCTTACCAGAGTCCTGTGCTCTTCTCATTACAGCATCCATAAGTTGTTTAACAAATGGAACTTTGCCATGATACTGTTTAAATAATTCTTCCGCTTTGTCTTTAGATACACCGAGTTCAGCTTGTAATTTATTTTTACCCATACCATAGAACAGACCAAGGTTTATAGTCTTGGCCTGACTTCTAGGTATCTCTGCCATGTCTGCCACGATGTCGTGAAAATCTGCGTCTCCCTCATGATACGCATTCAATACTTCGTCCACTCCATAGAGATTCTGTAAAGTTGCATAATGCACTACCAGCCTAGGCTCTTGTTGAGAATAGTCAAAACAACCCCATGTATGGCCTTCCTCGGGTATAAATAATGACCTAATCCGTGGTCCAAGTTCCTTGTTGCGTGCTGGTATTTGCTGTAAATTTGGATTTGAATAACTAAATCTTCCAGTTACTGTTCCTCCATTATCTCCTCTTAGTTGGTTAATTTCTGCATGAATTCTACCTTTGAAACTATGTTTTAATATGGTATCAATAAATGTGGTATGGGCCTTATTTATTTCTCTGGCTCGGGCGATTCTTTTCACTAGTGGGTGGGGGTGATTTTGAAGAAAGTTTTTTGTAAATGATGGAGAATTTGTTTTTTCGGTTGAGTCATATGGTAGGTTCAGTTTTTGAAAAACTTGCGCGATGGATCTCGCTGCCCATATTTGAACATCTACTTGTGTTTCTTTTTTTACTAATTGTAATAATTCTTTTTCTTCTTTATTTAGCTCTTCTTTTAATTTTTGAGCTTGTTCTACGTCTACACGAACTCCTAAAAAACGCATATCAACAAGGCAAGGAAATAATTCAGTCTCTAAATCAAAAATAGATTGTATATCTTGGTGTAAAATTTCTTTTTTAAGTTCTTGCCAAAGTTCTAGTGTAAGTTCAGCGTCTTTTTCTGCATATGCGCCAACATAAATGGCAGGTAGTTTATACATTTCTGCCTTGGCGTCAACTCCCCAATCACGTGCTGCTGCATATAAATCTGTTTCATTCTTTGTCTTTCCAGTGTATCTTTTAGAGCAGTTGTTTAAGTCATAACGCATTTGATTCTCATCAACTAAGGCCGATGCAATCATCGTGTCCACTATTTTACCGTTAATACTTAAACCTAGGGCCCTAATCCAACAAACGTCATACATGGCGTTGTGAAATATTTTTGTTGCTGGTGTAGATAATACACCTTGAAACCATTTCAAGACTTTTTTACGATCCATGTTACCACCACCTTCGTGAGCGATTGGATAATAACCTGACCATCCTTTAACAGCCACAGCTACTCCTGTTATATCTCCTCGTTTAGTAACTGAACCTGAACCCATTTTTATTAAATCAGGATCTTTTGTTTCTAAGTCAATTGCTATTTCATCGTGCTTTGATAAATCTGGAAATTCTGTTGGTGGTAGCCATTCTGTTTGTGGTTTAAAAAGAGGAATTTGCATTACTTAACTATACCCCATGAATTTTTATTTTCTTTTTTTATCTCTTTCACTTCTTCAGGATAGTCTCTATCGATGGCCATGTCAATATAATGTTTAGCTTTTAATAAATCTTCTTTTTGATTTTTCTGTTTGTGACGACATAAATATTTTATAGCATTGCCCTCTGCAAAAGGAATATTATTCCTGTTAATAAATTCTGAAGGCTGAATCGCCATAGATTTATAGTGATCACCACCTACCTGCTTTTTATATATTTCATCTTTCATTAGCACATTCCTTAATTAATTTTTTAATATAATATTCATGTCTTCTTATTTTAACCTCTGATCTTTGACCATATGCTTTGTCCCATGCTTTACCCTTAGGACTTTGTCTCCATTTTTTTCTTGCTCGTTTTCTACTTTCTGCATAAGGATGTGTCACATATCCCCCATTGGAAATGCTTTGTTTTCATCTTTAGGTCTTACAACATGTAAATGCTCTTTTGCTCTAGTTGCACCCACATAAAATAATCTATTTTCATCATCCCGATTTCTTTCATAAGATTTTTGAGTATTCATAGTAAGATCTGGCAATATAACTACATTGTCTTCTTCTCCACCTTTAACACTGTGAATAGTAGATAATTTAATTCTTGGCTCTCTGTTTAATTCTTCTCCATTAGCTCTCATTTTCCTAATGTAAGTAATTCTTCTTGATCCAGCAATATCAAAACATTCGTACCAAGTACTTTTGGTATTAAGTCCATGTCCACTTGTTAGTTGGTCTATTCCATAGAATGATTCTTTAGATAAAGATTTTAATTTATTTTTTTCCCAATTAGCTGGACTCATATACTGAGATATATTCATAATATCTTTATAGTGTAATAATTGTCCTTTTCTTAAATGCTCCCAGTTGAGAGCTGCTTCTTGAATATTCTTTTCATAAGATTTATTAAATCTATCTTGAAAATATAATCCTTTTTCTTTTAAAACTTCTTCCAAAGCTTTTAATTGATATCTTGTTCTAGTTAATACTAACCAGTTTCCTTTATTCATATTAATATCTTCAAAATTCCAATATTTACTAATTGCTCCTTCATGTGATTTTGGTTTCCATTCTTTATGTAATCGGTTGGAGACTCTTTTTATAATATTTATAGCGTAGTCATGAATCTTTCTAGGTATTCTCATTGATTGAGTCAGGTTTAATATTTTTCCTTTCTGTGTAATAAAGGAATCCACATCCGCTCCTGCCCATCTAAATATTGCCTGATCATCATCCCCTGCAATAAAAGAATCTTGTGTATTAAAACTATCAACCATATCCCATTGCATACGAGATAAATCTTGTGCTTCATCTATAAATACTACATCAAACTTTGGAGACTTATCAGATTTTACAAAGTCTAATATCATGTCATTATAATCTATTAAATTGTATAGTTTTTTATATCTATCTAATTCATTTGCTATAATAATAAGTTTATTATATTTTAATTCTTGAGTATGTTCTTTTAAATTAAATTGTTGGTCTAATGAAATGTTTCTTAATTTTGCAAGACTAATAATTCTTAAGTAATCGCTTTTTGTAGTGAACAAACCAGTTTCTTCGTCATCCCAATCGTTATAATCTATAGGTATTTTAATCTTCTTTCCTAAATCTTCATAATGTCTACGTTGCATAACGTTTTCTTTATTAATTCCTAAACGTCTAAATGCTAATGAGTGTAATGTTCTAAAATATGGAAGATCATCTTCTGTTAAATTAAATTTTTTAACAGCTCTATCTCTTGCTTCGTTTGCTGCTTTCTTTGTAAATGCAAAATAACCAACTTTATCTGGATCAGTTTCTTTTAAATAATCATCAACTTTATTAAGTAATGTGTGAGTCTTACCAGTTCCTGGTGGTCCTAATACTATTGTTTTCAAAAATCCACCCCTTTCCATTGAAGAGGAGACCATGCCCCATTCCATGATTTTTCTATAAATTTTGAAGCTTTTATGTTTGTGCTGTCAGAAAAAAACTCCTCACAAAGATTGTGATCAATAACATCATAAAAACATTTTTCATCTCTTCTTGTTTTAATTAAATCATTTCTAGCATCATTCCAAGACTCTTTAAGTCCTATTCCTTCATAATCACCTTCTGGACAACCAGAAAAAGAACATAGGCTGTAATTTTTTCTTTTTTGATCATTGATTTCATTTTCCTTTAACATTTCAATAGCATACACATAAATTTTACCTTCATTATAATGACCCTGTACATCCCTCAATTTTAAGTTATCGCCTACTATTAACAAACTGTCTTTTTTAAGAATACCCGATCTATGAACTTTATCTCTAAAATTTTTGTAATCTTCTCTATAAAACTCTGCTTGACTAGATATAGGTTTTACTTCAACATATATTTTATCGTGTCCATGACAATTTCCAGGTGTAATAATTGCAAAGTCTGGTTGATAACCAAACACTCCCTCAACCTCTGGTTCATACTCAATATTCCATCCAAGATTTTTCATAAAAATGTAGTGTCTAGCTTCTAATTTACTTCTAAAATTTATTCCGTTATATGTTATTGGTATTGCTTTCATAATACTAAAAATATCCACATACATGTTAGTATTGTTAAAAATAATAAATCACTCATCACTTAATTCTCCTGAAAAAACTTCTCCATATTGATGATCTAATGATTGAAACTGCAGTAAATATTAATGCAATGTGAATACTGTCCCATATTGTTGGGTATAAGCCAAAAAATGGAAAAATGTATAATTGAATAAGAATAGCTAGTATTAATCCACTACCTACATCAATAAAACTTTCTATAAAACATCTCATTTTCATTAAAATGAATCCTTCGGTTTAAGTTGTTTTTGTTGATACACTTTTTCTGGTTTTTCAAATGCATCCACTATCATTACACTTGGTCTTTTCTTACCAATATAAATTCTATCATCTTTACAACCACAGTGTTGCATTAATAGATCTTGTGTAGTTTGATGTTTTTCTGGCCATTTTCTTCTTTGTAAATAACCATGAAAAAATTTATTAAATATAAAATGATGTTTGCCTTCATGAGTCCATACGTTT